TTAAATAGTTCTTTTTCTTTGTCGGCATTTTGCACCTCTGTTATTTTTATTTTTTTGATAATTTGCCCAGATATGAGGTATTTTGCCTGTTCTTCGCTGTCGGCGTTAACCGTTGCTTTCATTTTTTTGCCAAATATTTCAAAGAATACGTTGTACTTTGTCATAGTTCGCGTCTTATGTCCTGTATTTTGGCATAATAATCCCTTGCCTTGCTACCGAGGATAATGATTTTGTCGCCGTTTTTAAAGTTTATTATAGTCCTTCGCGGTTCATTTGTAAGAAGTTTTTCCAACTCTTTCATGTCGGTAAACTGTCCGTTGTACTTAATTTCGTCGAGGTCGAGTTCTGTGATTTTAAATTTTATCCAGCAATCCATATTAAATAATTTCAAGTTCAATTAACTGTTCATAGCATTTTTTCAGGGCTTCCACGTCGTTCATGGCGTTGTGGGCGTCAAAACTTTCCCCGAACAAGGTAGTATGGAGTTCCTGGAGTGTCGGGTATTTCCCCAACCCGCAAAATTTCACGGTGCTTTTCATGGTATCTACCCTTTTGGTTTTGTGGAGTGCGGAATTAGCCCATTGCAGGAGCATCCCCGTACCTGTTTCCCTGATGATGTTGGCCTTTATTACCGAAGTGTCGAAATAAATGTTGTGTGCTACTATCCTTTGTGCGTTGTCGGCGCAATACAGGAAAAATTCAACCACATCGGTAAACTTCCCTCCCGTTGTCAGTGCCTTTTGTTGTGTAATCCCGTGAATTTGTATCGATTCTTCGCTGATAACGTACCCGTTTGGCTTAATAACATAATCATATTCTTTGTTGTCAAAAATCCATGCCAGTTGAACAATATACGGAAACCGGTCATAATCCTCTGCGTAATTTGTTTTTGATGGGATTATGCCTGTTGTTTCCGTGTCAAAGAATAAAATTTTCACTGTTAAATAATAAATATTATGACAAATATACAAAATTTTTATTATATTTGCAATGATAATAAAAACTTTTTTGTTAAATATGATAACAGTAATCACAAATTACGGAGAGGCGAAAGTATTCACCACAAAAGCACAGGCGGCAAGGTATTGCGGAATTACAGCCGTAACACTTTCCCGGTGGCAAAGGTTGTTAAAAGAGCAAAACAGGTATTATTTTGAGCATTACAGTAAGAAAAGCAGTAAGTATTTCACCATTTACCCCAACACTACGGTAATAAGAAAAACAGACGAGCTATGAAGTCAATAGACGAACTGGAAACAGGCGATATTATTGCCATCCACAACAACAGTGGCATTTTGCCAAAAGGGATACAGTATTTCATGAAGTTATGGGCTAAAATCCATTATAACAAGAAACTGGAGAAATATTACAGCCATACCATGACCGTTGTCCCCCAGCGTTACGGGCTGAGTTGCGAAGTCGCTGAGGCGATATCCAAAGGTTACGTTATCCGCAGTCCCGGATTTAACAATAAGCCTGAAGATGTATTGGTTTTCCGGCTAAAAGACAGGCTGACCTATCCCGAACAGTTAAGGTTATATGATATGGCAATAGAAATGGCCTTCGGGAACATCGAATATGAAATACTCAATTTTTTTTGGTGGATGCCCTACATTTTGTCAAACGGAAAAGTAGATATTTCCCCGAAGTCGGGCAAAAAGCGCAAAAAACTGTTCTGTTTTGAAACATCTGCCCTACTGTTAAACGCGGCACGTCCCGTTTTTGAAGTTCCCGACAAGGTAACTACCGTTGACCTTCAGTTTGATGAAAGGTTTGAACAGTTCAGTCTTGATATATGAGCAAAAAACCACGCAAGTGCCGGTACTGCCGGAATTACGAAAATTGCCAATGGAAAAATTACTTTAAAAATCAGAAAATTTTAACTTGCCCGGACTTTCGATGAAAAAAATAAATTTAGATTTTTATAAATTTGAAAACCCCAAACAGCAACCTGCGGTAAAATTAATGTTAAGTCACAAGTACTCCCTGCTTTTCGGAGGAGGAAGAAGCGGGAAAACATTTATTATCATGTTAATAATGCTTCTTCGAGCAATAAAAAAGAAGTCGCGCCATGCTGTATTGAGGTTCCACTTTTCCGATGTAAAAAAGTCAGTTATAAAAGAAACCCTGCCCGAAGTGGCCGATTTAATGGGCATAACCTACAAAATAAACCAGCAGGATTGGTATATTACCCTTCCCAACGGCTCTGAAATATGGTTTGGCGGCATTGACGAAGGACGGGGGCTTGACAGGATACTTGGTAAGGAATATTCAACCGTTTGGTTTAACGAAGCATCTGAAATAAGCTACGATGCCTATACCACAACGCTAACCAGACTTGCACAAAAGTCAGGGCTTAAAAACAGGGTGTTCATAGATGAAAACCCACCGAAAAAAACCCACTGGACGTATAAACTGTTCTTTCAGCACCTTGACCCTTCAGATAAAAGCACCCTGATAAAAAACCCGGAAGAGTATGGATATATCCAGATGAACCCGATTGACAACCTTTCGTACATATCGGAAGATTATGTCCAGATGCTTGAAACCCTGCCAAAAGAAAAACAAAAAAGGTTTTTGTATGGCGAATTTTCCGACGAAGAAAAAGGAGCACTGTTCTCAGAGGCCAACTTCAATAAAAACAGGCTTGTTTCCCACCCCGAACTAAAAGAGATAGCAATATCAATAGACCCGGCAGTCACTGTAACAGAAGATTCGGACGAAACGGGGATAGTAGCCGTTGGCAAGGGATTTGACAACAGGGGCTACCTATTGGAAGACCAAAGCGGGAAGTACACCCCGAAGGAATGGGCAGAAAAAGGGGTAAGGCTTTTCAATAAGTACAATGCGAATATAATCGTTGCCGAAAAAAACCAGGGCGGCGACATGGTAAAACACACCATACAGACAGTAAGTGCCAACGTCCCTGTTAAGCTGGTACACGCCTCTAAGGGAAAAATTTTACGTGCCGAACCCATATCAGCACTTTACGACGACGACAAAATAAGCCATGTCGGGGGGTTCCCGGATGCAGAGGACGAAATGGCAAACTATACGGGCAAGCCTGGAGACAAGTCACCCAACAGGCTCGATGCAATCGTTCACGGATTTACATATCTGTTCCCGGTCTATATTACCCCGGAATCCGAAATATTCCACCGCGACAACCTGCAATACTTTAAAGAATACGACTTTGACGGTAGCAAAGACCTGCTATACATAAAAATTGCAAGTATAAGCCGCCGGGAAGGGTTCTTTTACAACTTCACCGCCTTATTTGTGTCGTTAAAAGACCAGAAAGCATTTGTCCGCGAATGCCTGTTTAACGAAACCATGCCGTTTGAAAACATCGAACCCATAACAAAAAAACTTGAAAAATACAATATAAACACTATATTTTTAGAGTGCGATACTTCTTTTTATTCCTTTGGCCGGGAGTTGAGGTCGAAAACCGGTAAACGTATATGGCAGGTAAAAGAATTTACCAAAGAGGACAACAGGGCTTTGAGCGAAATGAGTTTTATCCGGTCTGTGATTGTTTTTATAAAGGACCCGGATAGCATTGCCTATAAAAACTTCATGCAGCAGCTACATGGCTACACAAATTTGAGCGATGAAAAGGAATCGTTTTCGGCTGCGTCCCTTGCAAGTTTATCCTACGTGTTAAAAAAAGCGTACAAGAATTTAGTTAATTAACAAAATATTTTTTAACCAAAGCACATTTAACATAATTTTTTTTATATCTTTGCCTTAACATAATAATTATTATGAGTGAAAATGTAGAGCAAATTACACTCAATAAAACAACTTATGATAACTTGATGTTTAAGGCTGCTTTTTATGATTCTTACGTGGCCGGAAAACTTGTTTTTGCTGATAAAAAGCAGAAAGAAGACCTGTTGACACTATGGACGAAAGAAAACGCATTTGTCGAAATTGAGGAGTATTACAAAAGTCTGTTCAACGAATTTAAGAGACGGATACGTAAAAAGTTCACCCTTAAATTTTGGAAATGGAGAATAACTATAACCCGTAAGGCATGAATCAGGCATTAAAAATACGACAAAACATTGCAAGGCTAAAAAGTTCTACCTATGTGCCCGATGTTTTAAGATCGCCTGAATATCCGTTTTATTTTAACAACGAAATTTGGGTAAAAAGCGATTCAAGCCCGGAAACTTTTGAAAAAGAGTATTATGATAACCCGGTACTCCATGCAGTTATCAACCTGAAAGCATCCCTTGAATCAAACGGTAAAATTTTCCTCAAAAACGTAAAAAACGGAGAGCTAATCAGTATTGATAAATTCCGGCAGGGTGCAACCAAAGATGAAACTGTAAAAAAAATGTTCCGGTTAATCACTAACCCGAACCCGTTGCAATCCAATAAAGAGTTTTTTGCCCTTAACTCCATTTTTAAGGACGTTTTCGGATATTCTTTTATTTATGCCAACTCCGTGAATGACAGGATAGACATAAAAAATGTTGAACTCCTGTGGAACGTCTGGCCGCAATTTATGAAACCAGAACTCACAAAAAAGTACTTCGAGCAATTTGAAGAAAAAGGGATAATTACAAAATGGCTGTGGAAGTGGGGAAAAGATGAAAAGGTATTTAAAACCGATGAAGTTTTGCATCGTAAGGAACCGAATATTAGCCTTAAAGTAACCGAAGATTTGGTTTTAGGCCAGTCCAAACAAATATCCCTTCAACTGCCACTGGATAACATAAGGATAGCCTACGAAAGCCGTAACTCCATTGCTGTAAACAAGGGCATGATGGGAATTATCAGCAGCAACCTTTCTGATGGGCATTTGGGGAACCAAGTACTTGAGGATGACGAAAAGCAAGAGGTACTTGCAGATTTGTCGGACTATGGGTTAAGGCATGGACAGAAGAAATGGCTGGTAACCCGCCATAACATCAAATACCAGCAGGTGGATCAGGATGTACGTAAACTCGGCCTGTTAAACGAAATTGTTTCCGACACCAAAATAGTTTGTCACGAATACGGCCTTCATCACCTGTTGCTGCAAATGGAACAGCGCGGGGCGACATTTGAAAAC